AAGCTTCAGTGCGTACATCATCTTGGTATTCAGGCGGACCACCCTTTTTTATTCTTTTTGTTATAAGACGTTCAAAGTGAATGTCAGTATCTGGCATCCAATAATTATAAACTTGTTTCATTTTTTTATCACTGTAATGTATTTTACTATATTTAAATCGTATTTTTCAACATATCGTTCTTTGATATTTTCATGAGAAATCTTCCAACGAAATTGACCTAATTTTTTCTTCCACCATTTTGGTTGTTCAACAATTAAATGAGCATTTCGTCCATCTTGTAATATTTTCTTAGCAGGATGACATGCTATTAAATGATATTGATATTTGGTAACTCTGTTAAATAAATCTTCTAACGTTTCTTGAAGCAGCTCTGGTTCAATATGCTCTAATACATCGCTACTAATAATCATGTCAACCTTGTCTGGCAACATTATTGGGTTTGTAACAGGATCGTAAGAGTAAAGTTTAATATCAGGATATTCATTTTTTATAGCATTTGACATATGTCCTTGGCCGCATCCAAAATCTAAAAGTGATTTTACTTTACCAGTATCTAATACTTTTCTTAATGCTTGGTCTAACTTTTTACCTCCTCCAAAATTGTGAGTCTTATGTAAAACTCTTAAATCTTGGAGATATTTTCGTGAGACTGCCATTAAATACTTCTTTCTAATTCTAACCACATTTGTGCTACATGACTAGGTGTATAATATATATCAATATGTTGTTGGCCTTTTCTTACTTTACGGTAGGCTTTAGCCGGGTTTTTTATAGCATCTTCTAATCCTAGTGTAAGATCTCCAGCCCATAAAAAAGGTTTTAAATCTCTATAACTTGGTATTGTGTCGCTTGTTATTACATACTTACCTTGCTGAATAGCATCTATAGGTCTGTTATTTCCTTTACTACGTAAGTAATTTCTTTTTTTATCTTCGTAATCAATTGGTATAAGAACAAAATCAGCTTCATTAACAATTTTTTCTTGTATTTCAAAGTTCCATTCTACAAATTCTACAGGACCAAAAACTGGATTATTACATATAACTTTAAGTTCTATATTTTTATGCACTTCTTGTAAAGACTCTACTATCCTTGTAAAATCAACTGATCGTAAATTTTTATGAGCGCCATAAGTCACTAATTTTATTTTATCATTAGGGTTTATTATTTTTATTTCAGGAGTACCTTTTTTGCGTTCAGTTGGATCAGGAATAACAACACATTCTTTATCAAACATGTTTTCAATTGATTGTGCTAAAAATTTACATGTTGCTACAAATTTTTTACAGTATTTACTGCTTTCTTCATATAAGTTTTTTATTTTATTTTTATGAAATTTATAATCAGATATATCTATTACAAAATTTATATTATTTTTTATACAATGATCAAGCTCTTTTTCACCAAAGTTTTTTCCAAACACATATAGATCATCACCTATTACTTCCTCAATATTCGTTACAAAGCCATGTGAGCTATCCATGTTTTCTAACATTAGATGTCCTCGAGATCTAAAACTATATCTACTATAAAAATCAATAGGTATATAAAATTTCATATACTATCCTTATGTTCTTGTAATAGTCTTCGTATTTCAGGCCATGTTCCTAAATCGATATAATCTTCTACTTCTATTCCTTCACTATTATAGAACGGAGTTGTTAACATATCCTTTACATTAAAATTTTGTTTTAGAGTACTTTTTTCCATAAATGACATAGCATCAGAAAACGCATTTTTTTGGAAAGCAAAACTACACCAAAATGCGTTAAACTGATTAAAATTTGATTGCGGTTTATCTTCATATATTTTAATGAAATTATTATCTACTTGTAATGCGCCTTTAGTTGATAACATTAGTGGATCAGTTTCTTTTTTATAAAAGAAAACAAATCTGTTAGCATTTAAACGCTTTACAACAGTATCATATAAATTAGCATTTTGTTTAAGTTTTAAAATAGTATCAGGTAATAATACTACATTATAATTGCCAAACAAATGCGATGCTGACTTAATCGCACCAGTGTATTCTAGTTCATTTGGATTTTGAAATGTAAAGCTAATATTATATTTGTCTTTGTACTTTGACAGGTATTCTATAATTTCAGTTTTGTATTCGTTTATTACAACTACAAATTCAACTTCATTTCTATTATAGTCTTTAAAAAAATCAAAACTATAATCAATTAATGCTTGATTTTTATCCAAGCGTAAAATTTCTTTTGGATAAGGTAAATTTAATCTTGTACCTTTTCCTGCTGCTGGAAGTATTACTGTTAACATACAGTATTTACAAAGATGCGTCTTCCATTCCAGCTACTCTGAGTTTGACAACATTTGTAATTTGCCATTGCTTTTGATCAAGACCTTTTAATACTCCTAACCATTTGTTACGCAATAACGCAAACTCATTAATAATCTTTTCATAATCAACGACATCTGCCTCGCCATCAACGTATTTTTCTACGTCACGACTAGACAGTGCCCGTTGATAGTTTTCAAGATATTTACGAAAAAATGAGCTACGCAATTTACGTAGCTCAATATTTAAGTAATTTAAAATTGCTTCAATTTCTTGTAACTGATTAAAGCGGTGTTCAACGATACCAGGCATTTGTGATGCTGCTTTTTCAACGTTGCCAACTAACTTACACTCTGCTTTTGCTGCGTTAAGTTCAGTTTCGAAGTATTGTATTGCTGAAGGAATTTCACCAATGTTTCTACTTACTCGGCTGTACCATCCCATTACTCATCCTCGTATTCGTCGTAGTCATCTACATCAGCATCCAAGTCTAAATAATATAAAATAGCAGCATCAAGGTCTTTGTCGTGTCCGAGGCAATCCTTGAATGAAATATCATCTATTCCATAATCTGCTAATAAATCAATAAACTTTTCTGCTATTGTTTCTACATGTTTTTTATCAATATAATTTTTAAATAAATTCCATATATCTACAATTTGTTCGTCATTCATTCTCGGCTAACTCCTCGTTATGATCAATCACAACTTCTTCGGTTGCGTTAGCGATATTTACCATTTGTTGTTCTTTTGCCGGTAAATCGGCCATGATCATTTCGAGTTTGTCACCTGTCCAATTCTTACGATATTCTAATGTTTCTACACCTGCGCTATCAATATACTTGTAGCGATTACCTTGTTTTTCAAGTAGTTTTTTTGCTTCAAGCAAATCAAACATACCTGAATATGGATCCATACCTGTTTCATATGGAATCTTTACTTGTACTGCTTCAAACGGTTTAGCGTAACGTGTTTTCATAACTTTACACGCTGCTCTAATACCATTTACTGTACTAGTTTTGTTACCATCAGCATCTTCTTTGAGTTTTAGTTTCTTCATGGCAACAACCATTGAACTAGCATATACAAAGCCGCTACCGCCACTAATCTTATCATCTGGATCAAACATATCCTGTGATGCGTAAGTGTGGTTAGTAACACACATGCCTACATTGTAACTGCCAAACATATTCACACAGTTAGTAACAAGTGCTTTCAGTGCTTTGGCCTTACGACCCATATCACCTTTCATATCACCTGCTTCGAACTGATTAACTTCAGTTGGTGACATAAGCATGCCTAACGAGTCAACTACAAACAACACCTTAGGACGATCTTCTTCGTTCATACTACGATAGTCATCCATGAATGTACTAATAGTTTTAGCAACATCATCAATCATTGCCATGTTTAGTTTGAGTAGTTTGCTGTCATCGCAATCAACTCCTAACGCTTCTAACCATGATTGGTCGAGAGCATTTTCCGTGTCAATGAGTACAACAAAAATACCTTGTTCTTGTGCTGACTTCACAATGTTACCAGACACAATATAAGATTTACCAGCGCCACTTTCGCCAGCAAATACACTAACTTTACCTAATGGAATACCTTTACGGAAATCACCACTTAACAGATAGTTAAGTGCAAAGTTGCCTGTGCTAATCCAGTCTTGTGGATCATTGAACCCTGCACTCATACCTTTAATAGATTTTGTTAATGAGTTTCGGAACTTACTAGGATCGAATGCCTTAGTAGCCATATATATCTCCTATTCTAAAAAGTGTAGGAAAGGGCCGAAGCCCTTTCTATTATTGACCTTGACGTGCTCTGATCATTGCAAGAATGTCTTGAGCGCCACCTGTTTCTTCTGCTGCTGGAGCAGGAGCAGATTCTGGCGTTGCTGCTGGAGCAGGTTCTTGCCAGCCTGTATCAGTTACAGTTTCTGCTACAGGAGCTGCCGGAGCAGGTGCTGGTGCTGGTGCTGGTGCTGGTGCTCTATTTTGCGGATCACCTGTACGTGCTGCCATTCCGCTTGGACGGAAATATTGGCTCCAACGCTCAGCGTCATATGCTTCACCGTCTACGCTTGCTTCAAACATTTCAGTAAGGACTTTTACGCCAACTTCATCTGGCTTTTTAGGAAGGAAGTCGTTTAAGTTAAACAACCCGTTTGTATTAATAGCACTCATTTCGCTATCACTTAGTGGACGTTCTCTACGTGCCCAATTACTTGCGCCGTAATCAGCATAACCACCTTTTGTTCCTTTTGACAAACGAAAGTCTACACCAGCAGTATAATCTGTTGGTAATTCTTCCATGTCTGGATCCATAAGTGCTGCCTTAATTAATTGGAAAATTTGTGGACCAATAATAAAACGTCTAATTGGATTCTCTGGTTGAGAATCTTCTTTAAGTGGATCATCAGCAACAAAACCTTGGAAGATGTATGAACGTTTCTTCCAATATTTACGACCCATGTCTTCAAGACTTGCGTCTTTAAACCAGCCACGTACTTCTTGTAAAATTGGACAAGACTCGCTGTACATTTCCATACACGGAACTTGTACTTGTACTGGACGTGAATCGGTTTCACCTTTAATACCTTGAAATGGTAGTTTAATCATCAAGCGTTCTTTCCAAAAGAAAGTATTAGATTCGTCGCCATCAGGTAAAAAGCGTAGCGTTGCTTGCTCGCCTTCTTTCATATTCCAAAATGGGTAAATTGCGTTATCGCCGCCGCTGTTAGAATTACCGCTTGTGCGTGATTCTTGTTCTTTGAGCTTTGCTCGAATTTCTGCTAATGATGCCATAGTTATGCCTCCTTATATATTGCCTATGTTCTATGTGCCTTTAATGTGTAGCACAGTTATTATACTACACAATTTATTTATCATTGTCAAGTGTTTTTTTGACAATAATTTCAAAAAGTTAGCTGATTAGTTTAAACCAGCTAACGATTTAATTCTATCTAATGCGCCTGGTTTCTTTGGTTCTTGTGCTTTTGGTAGCTCTGCTGGTTTTTCAGTATCTTGTGCTGCCATGCGTTTCTTGTCTCTAACAAGTTCCATATAGTTAGCACCGTCAGTAGCAATTAAGTCTAATTTTTCTGCGTCTGCGCTTGCTCGTTTACCATGACCTAATGGATATGTTCTTTTCACTTCCATTGTAGTTGGATCATACAATACGATGCTATTTCTGTATAATTCAAATTGTGAACGTTCATCAACTTCGCCTTGTTTTGCTAGTTCTGTTTCTGGATATCTTGTCTGTTGCTCTGCCTGGCGAGCCATAATCATTGATTCTACTTTTTTAATAAATTTAGCAGCTGGCTCTACATATTGTTCACCGTACTCTTTTTCCACCATAGTAAGAACTGCTGTTTCGCCTTTAGGAAAAGTTCCGTTTTCTCTATCAAAGTAAGATAGAATAAACTCTCCAATTGGGGTCTTTTCTTTTTCTGGTTCTTTATCCATTGGTTCCATGCCTTGTGGACCTACTTTAACATCCATTGTATCATCGTTTGATTCTGGAACAGCACTTGCCATTTCTTTACAATCTGAGCATCTACCATGCCCGTCATAAACATCCATAATCGGAGCGCCGCAACAATTGCTTACCATTCCTTCTTCGTTTTCATCGCCTGGTGAATATGCTTCTTTTTCATCATCATCATCGTCATCATCCATGTTAGCATCCCAGTCAAAAGCACCAGGGTGTGGTTCAAACGAACCTTTTGGCTTTTCTTTTGCTTCGTTGGTTGCATTGCAATCACAATGCTTACATGTTGGAGCACATGTGCAATCTTCTGCTTTTACATCTGCGCCACAACAATCGTCTGAGCAATATCCTGGTCTTGCTTTTGCTTCGTTTACTTCTTCAGCAAACTGACCCATTAATTTGTCAATTGCTAATTCTACAATTCTGTCGTAGTCAACCTTGTTTGTTGATTCAAATGCATCAGGAACACCGTTGCCATCTGCATCTCTCCACCACGAACCAGTTTCGTCATGTGAATCATGTGAGCAATCGCAATCTGGTTTACAGTTATGCATTTGGCATCCGCAATCTTCACAATGATACTTGCTATAGCCTTTCATGTAGCCTTCATCTAAAATATCGTCTAGGTCCATTGTTTCTACAACATTTGTGCCTACTAAGTTATAAATGTATGGAAACACATCTTTTAATTCTTCGTTAAACTGTTTGATAGTAAGTTGATCAACCCATGCATCGGATACATCAGTTGGAACTTCTTCCATGACAGCAACTTCATAATTTTCACTTGCTTCTTTATAGTAGCCTGGTTTTTGTAAGTTTTGTATTTCTTGTCTTACTTCTTTGATACGCCCTTTTACAATATCTGTATAGCCTTCTAATGTTTCTGCCATTACACTACTGCGATTCATGTATTGGCTAAACTTGCGCAATTTTGACATTTCTTCTGACAACCCGGAGATGTGTTTGCCAAAATCATCATACATATGACCGCCTTCATTAACATGTAATGCCATAGCTCTAGCGCCTGCTAAATGTTTATAAGGATATTTAAAACGTTCACCAGTTGGTGATTCAATATAAATTGAACCAATTTTACTAGTTCTACTGTTAGCATTTTCTACATTGATTGGAGCAGAATGCTTGATTGCTATTCTTGCTTTTCCAATTTTTTGATAACTTCTTGTTTCGTTACCATACATTCTAGATTCTGACATTGTGTTTTCTCCGGGGCGATTCTGCGCTAAGTATTCATAATCTCTTTTGTTTAAATTCGATTTATTAATATCTCTTACATCAAATTTGAGCATACGTTTTTTGGCAAAGATGCG